AGTTAACCAGGTAATAGCACCGGCTGCTGTAACTGTAGCAGATCCGCCAGCTCCGCCGCCTTCTCCACCGTTAGTTACAACACAGGCACCAGCAGTTACATAACCAAGTGTCTCGCCATTATCTTCATAACGAGTAATATTAAACTGAAGTGCTCCGCCAGCCGCAATAACATCTGCCGCTGTTACCGTATGAACATACGCTACAGGAACACCATAATATTCACCATCAGTTAAACCACCGCCTAAACCACGACCCTGTTGCGGAATATTATAACCGGGCCATTTAAGACCAGCATCATCAGCCCATGGGGGACATTCAGCAGTTGTAGGAGATGTCCAGAAAGCTAACGGTCTCTTGTAGTCGTACAGACCAAGAGAAACCTTTTCCAGCCAGCCGCGCATGCTGATATTACGCTTGATTTCAAGCACCTGTCCAATTTTCAGTCGCTCATCATCAGAAGCAAGCATGCCTCTCATTTTACCAGAGAGATCTGTTGCAGTACCTGCATCAGCAATTCCACCAACGGTAACATAGTCACCGGGCATTAATGAAACAGCTGCCTGATTTTCATATGCATCTGTAATACAACCCAACTGCATATCTGCAGCGATTGAACGAATAACATAAGGAACTTCTACAACACAGGGACCTACGTAGACCGTTGGATTGTCTCCACTATGTGCACAGTCAATATTCTTAAAGGCATGCTTACGCAGCATACCAATAGGAGTGACAGCATCAGTTTCAGAGTCTGCAATCAGCACATTGGTCCATTTACGGTCCCTGAAAGCCGATTGGGTTGTGGTAAAACCGAGCGGCTTAATACTACCAGAACTATCTGATAGAGTAGGCACTACATTACCCGGATTATCCTTTACACCCACGATTATTCCCTGACCTATAACAACAGTACCTTGATCAGCGGTATACGCATGACCGCTCCAATAATCAGTAAAACTGAATTTGGCCGCAATATCGTCAGGATCAACCAGAAAATCATTCTGCATAGCGAGTTCCAGTTGATCGTTACGAATAAAATCGGCATAGGTACGTTCTTTAGTTAGATAGGGATATGTTTCTTTAGCCATATTAACCTCTTACTAAAATATACTTATTATCTATACTCGCTTTTGCCAAATCGCTCTGCACTATACAGAGTTTTGACTGGCTTTTTCGAGCCATCTTTATCTTTATCATACACTTCGTTGGGATCAGATTCCAAACCTTCACCAATAGAACCATCGCCCTTTGGCGGATCCTGATTGAGTTCGTTTAAATCCACTGGAGTATTCTTCAGAAAAGTAGAGAATACTTCCAGGTATGAAATATCAAACTTTGAATATTTGTCTTTACTATCTTCGTCCATCGGACGCCCAAGTAGTGTCATCTCTTCTTCTATCTCTGATAGAAGTTGTTCTTTTCTCTCTGCTAAACGCTGAGCATCAAGCTCTTCGTAAGTACGAAGCTGTTTATCGAGCTCTTCTTTTTCAGCAGTTAGTGTATCAACGGATTGATTTAGACTATCCACCTGTTCGGTAAGTTTTTCAATTTCGGCTGTCTTTGTAACCAGCTCTGTCTGATTCTTACTATAATCTTCCCTGACACTAGAAAGTAAATCTTTTCTCTCGTTTTCCGGAAGGGTGGTTATATCTAGATTACCCCGCAAGAATTCTATTTGAATCTTAGGATCCATGCGTCACCTCAATTAGTCTTAATGGAACTCCATAAAGTATCGTCTAATTTATCAGTTACCTTATGAAGAGTATCGGTCAACTGTACTAATGCCTCGGCAATATTAAGATGTCTTTCTATAACACGAGTTAAAGCACTATGGTCGATACTGGGAGATTTCATGATTTTATTAAATTGCTCATGAAGTTCATTGTGGATGCCCTGCAGTTCTGCGAGAGGAATAGACGAAACCTCATAGCTTTCTGATGTTTTGCATCCTAGTTTTTTAGCCTTGGCCATTATACATGAGCGAATTCGACCTTTGTTACCCGAACCTTTGTACCTACCTAGTAAACGAAGGCCAGCTGTAACATGCGCACAATCTGGAATAGGAAAGGATTTTGAAGGACCACAAAAGGTTGAAGGTTTCAACTTCTTCCTTTGTGCTGTGGATAACTTCTTTTCCTCAACTTCATATGCAGCCGAATCGTCTTCATAATAGCCTTGACTGTGAAGAGTTTCGATGAGATCGTTTTCAAGCTGGATACACATAGCAAGATCGTCTTTCGACCATCCTTCTTCAACTTCTATTACATCAATATCGTCTATAGTATAATAGTCCAATTGCTCCATAATATGCATCGAGTTTATATCACGATCTCCATCTAATAATTCTATACTCAGTCTTCCTCGCCCTATATTGACTCCTATTGACTCAGAATTGTCATTTTTTACTGATTCTTGTGTATTTATGTCCTTAATATAGCTAAGAGTAACCCCTGGTATAGTAACAAATGAAATTTCATCAGCATGCCACGGTCCTACTTTATAGGTACATAGTTTACCATCATACTTCATACCAGAACGATGATAGCATGGCTGAGGTGCTTCTTCTCCGTCTTTTACAGTATTCACTTCTGTATACTGTTTAACTAAATCAGTATCACAGATTGAACACGTAAGAACAGTTGGCTCTACACTAATACTGACACTTTTAATTCTACCATCCTGAATCATTTCAATCGCAAGCGGATCTACAATCTCGGGCCATATCTTAATATGCGCCTTCTCTTCTCCCATAACGCCGCCCTTAATTGCACCAGCAGGGAAAAACTTAGCAGTAGTAATTCGACCAACCACCGCGCCTCCAAAATCATCAACTTTCCTTTCGGCACTATGTGCAATTATAACGGGCTTTGGAATAGGAATAGTTAAAGAAGCAACCCCACCAGGAAGGCCTTGTAGATTCTTCTTTCTATTCTTCATTGATTCAGCAGTGTACTCTCTGAAGTTACGAGATATACCTTCTACTAGCAGAATAATTTCCGGTATGATGGTTTGTTTATTAACATCATCCAGAGATTCATTAATTTCTGCGACATTAGAAGATACCATAGCGTGTTCAGTAATAGTTCCACTATCAGATGGTGACAAATTAAACTCTTCGCGCAGTATGAGTTTATTTGAATCAGATATGTATATTATATTTCTATCCTCATCCGATATCGTCTCGTGATTATGATTCATCTTCTTCTCCACTACTAACGTCCTCGTTAGACGGCATAAACAAATACTCAAGAAATAACTTTCTCATACCGTCTTTATCTAAAGTGCCCTGACTATATTGCTCAACAGCATTGATAGCGCCACGAACACAAGTTATCTCATCTTTACAATCAATACCTCGACTGGTTAGATTGTTTCTCATTACGACCACAGGGTCGGTAATATCACACAGCGTATCTATCTCTTCTGCATTAGTAATTTCGGCAAGCTTAACAGCGCTAATAAGAGCATTCACTAAATATTCCACTATCAACTCTCTCACTGTTTCGTGATCATCCAGAAATTCCTTGCGCTTTGGACTGAGCTTCTTTCCATGCTGATTAGCAGGTCTGGCTTTATTGTCTACAGCATTACGCTTGGCAACCATAGAATCTGCCAATCTCTTGTCTACCTCTCCCTGAAATTCCATCTTCTCCTTCTCTATAATGTCTTTAAACAGGCCGTCTTTACCGCCAGGAATAGGATCATTCCCCATCGCCTTACGTACTTCGCTGTGTAGATCTACATTATTAATCCACTTTTGAATAGCATTGTTGTCTTTCTTAATTTGCAAATCGGTATCTACTTCTCTAAATGTTAATACTACCTGATTTTTTGGATCAACATAGTCGACATCTATTTCATCAAGTAATTCGTTAATAACATCCGAAGTAAACTGTCCACTAATAAGAGCATGAATAGTCAAAATATTATCGCGCATCTGGGACACAAGACTATCGGCAGTACTTTTATTGGTTGAATCACCAAGACCCAATACAACCTTCGAAACTCCAAGACCAATGATGACCCTATCAGAAAAATAGTTTAGATAATCAATACCATTCATACCTTCCATTTTGCCAGAGATCTGACTAATAGCAGTGCGGCCATCTGTAACCAAAATGCCTTCTGGAGGAGTGTTTTCTATAACATTCCGCATAAAAGAAACTTCTTTCTCGCCGGCCATCCTGGCATATTCTTCATCATTAGCACCAACTGCTACATGAATGAGAGGATTCAGATAGCGGTAAAAAAGGTTCGCTGCATGCTCTTCCATACTACGGAGAACTTTAATATCATCGATTACTGGAACTATAAAAGACCGGCCCCATATAGATTTTGCCGGCCGGTCCATAGTTAAATGAACAACATCCTTCGCTGACCAAACAGCCTTCCGTTGATTATTTACATTCTGCTCATACTGTATCGGAATTCCACCCTTCGGATCAACTCTAGCTTTCATGTGGCCAAATTCCTGCCACCAATAGCCACTAATTGGAAATTCTCCAGTTACTCCATGAATATTTATACGTCCCAGACGCTGTTTTGCAGCACGCCGGAAGAGGGGCATTTTTTCAGGTGTATATCTACTTTTTACTATAATGCAATTGCCATAACGCACTATGTCAGAAGCAATATAGCGAAGAAGAGTATCAATACTAGCGGCGGATGTTTGCTCAAAGATAGCAAAGCGTCTTTTAATATAATCCACCAGTTTCTGGTTTTTACCATCCAGATAGTAGCCTTCCTTGAATATAAGCTGAATATACCGCGATATTGCCCTATTAACTACTCCATCAATACCAATCGCAGTATCAATATCGTTAATATTAAATCCAGGCCATGCAAATTCACGCTTACTAAGGGTACGAATATATCCCCACGTAAGATACGATTGTTCAGACGGATACTCTCCCTGTGGAGTTGATGGAGGTATTTTGATCGACGATCTCTGCTGTCTGGCGTGCCGACCGGCAAGTATACTTTCACCAATTGACCCAAACGCATCAAAGATTGTTAAAACACGCTCTGCCATTATGCAAGATACCTCCAAATTATTCTTTCGGCTCTGGGTCCAATCTCAACTTCATCACTAAAGGGTCGAACTATATCCTGTAATACTATATTCATAGACTCACTCGCTAAATACGATTGATTATTAAAATCTACATCAGTAAACACGCCGCCCGGCGTTTCCTTAATAATCGGACTATAGTCTTTTTTCGACTTATCTTTCACCATAATATCTACAGTATCAGATATGGAACTATTATCAATAGTGGAGCCGACAGATATCCCGTTTATATCTATAATAGAATTTAATGTGCCTATTACGTCTTCAATAAATAAAATAGTTTTATTTGAGGCATGTTGAGTATTTAGAGATTCAAGCATTTGTAGGCCACTGGAACCCTTGGATTTATTAAAACCCATCAGACTGGAAAGCTCGTTTTGATACTTGGCAATAATCTGGCCGCCGATGTCGATTGTTTCATTTACCAATGTACCAAATCCCATACACTGTAGAATGTCATTATCCACACGCAAACCACCAACAGACATACTCAAATCAAGCCGCACTTTACTTACTACTGATTGTAAAGACTGCACAATAACGCGGCGTATAATATTTTGTCCTATAGACTGCAGATTGTTCCATATGTCTATTTGACCCAATGAGTTGGCCATTTTTAGAGCCTGACCTGCCCGTAATATTCCCAACATTCCACCAAGCCTATCTCGTATATCTATTAGTGTTTCTATGGTTCCTGACTGGCGCCACTTATTGATTGCTGTATTTATAATACAATCAGGACCAGCTCCCAGGAAGTTTTCAATATTAGAGCCAAGAGTATTATAAACAGCATCGGTCATATCTGACATAGTGGTCGTGCTAATATCAACCTCCTTAAATGCTTTATTGGAGTCCAGCCTCATACTTAATTTAGTCCGCAGCGTATTGGTACGAGACGCAATTTTGTCATCCAACTCTTTATTTCTCATTGATGTCAAATTGCCAGGATCTATCAGTTCACGAATTTGAGCACGGGCCGCACTCTTATAGCATAATAAAGCCTCTTCAAGCACACTGATCTGATCTTCAAATGGAAATCGATGAATATATTTCGTTTTTGCCGGCGGTAAGTCTCCGATACTACGCTCTATTTTATTTCCTAGTTCAATATTTGTCTCAACAACTTTAATATTCCCATTGATTACTTCCTGCATCATATCTACCGTTACCGGCTTAAAATCATCGTCTTCTGATTGGACTAGGCTATATATATCTATAATAGACGTAATATTATCAGATAACGTCACTGTCATATCTGAAGCTATTAAATAGTAACCTACTATACGGGCCGCTTCTATATACTGATAATCGTGAATCTTATCTTTTGGAAACCATAAATACTTACGTATAGAAGAAACAAGATACTCCCATACTGACAAGGACGGAATCATATCTATGTTTTCTTCTGCCAGATTGACCACTTTTGTTAATTGATACAGAGAGTTAATATCTCCTATCTTTTTTATACTTTCTTTATACTTCTCATATATCGTAACAATATCGTGAAATATAAGAATAGATCTATCAATACCTACAGATTTCAAAGCTGCCAGAACATCCAATGCATCTTCCATCTGACGCACATTAATCGAAAATCCTTCTGGTACCACATCAACAAGCTGTTGTTTTAATTGTTGAGCCCGTCTAAATGCTCGACCTGTTCTATAGGCTACACGAGTAGCGTATATAAGAGGATTGTCTGTTAATCCAATAGGCAGAGACGTTTCCATCGACACATCAACATCAATTTTCGTCTCAAGTCGCGGCTTTATGTATTTCGGGAATCTAGTTGACATAACTACCATCTATTTCTTCGGATATTAGAAGTAAATCCACGGCGTATAATTTTACCAGTACTTTTATTGGCAACATCTACAGGAGGACTGGTCCATCTTGCATCGTAATTTCCATCTGGCCACATATCGCTATTTACCGTTTGCATAATTGCTCCGGTATTCCACTCACCGCCGGGACGTCCGTCTGACGGCTGAGTATTTAGTCCATATAAATCTCCCACCGTAACATCGGTAGATATAATTACAGGTGGAACAATTCTCTGAAATAGTTCGTCAAACTTTACAGAAACCGCATGAATAGCGAGCATTAGAGCGTCGACCAGATGTTCATCGTCTTCATTAAATTTATATCCCAACTGGGTTAACTTAACAACTCTGAAATTTTCCAGCTGTCTTATAAGGGGAATATCATATTCTGATAAAACAATACGATGCTCCTCAAACCAACGAAGCATCTCACTGGCCATAACCTGTTTAACAAGTTTATCAATCTTCTCTCCTGTAGAATAGTCTATACATGCCACCTTACTACTAAATGATATTCCCTTAACTTTCTCACGCAAACCGCTATCGGGATACATTTCGCCATGAGCATGCAGTTGTTCAATTTGTGATTCGCCGTATCCTCTATCTACATATATATAGTGTGGATTGTATAAAGTATTTAAATCTATAATTCGCTTAACGGCTTTCTGAAAAGTATAGTGGTCATCGACTGGCATTGTTTCAGAGTGAACAACCACCATCTTCTTTAATATCCTGTGAAATTCTACAATCACAAAGCTGGGACCAACGTTGTTCATTTTATCCCAGTCAACACCCATTGTACGAATTGGAGACTTATGATCAATCGGTCCCTTATTAATAAAGAAATCTCCTAACGCTCCAGCATGCGCCTCATCAATCAGCAACTTACGAATCCAACCAAAAGCCTCTTCGCCAAAATCCGCTTCTACATCATGAAGATAGTCGTTCCAGTGTAGATTGGTTACACGATCAATAGCTCTCTCAAGCGTAAAGTCCTGGTTGGCTTCCCAGGCAGTCCATTGATGTTCCTCCCATCCCTGAGCTCTATCGGTGCAGTAGAAATAATACTTGCCGCGCTTACCGGAAGGAGTAGACGCCACTATAACTTCGACCTCATCCGTTCCGGGCTGTATTGTGATATTCATAACCGCATCTATAGCGCCCTGATTTTCTATGAAGTCGAATTCGTCAAAAACAATCAAAACATTAGGCCGGCCTTTACCTCGGATTTTATCAGAACAAACCCTTCCTGTTAATTCGCTGGTTGCACCGGTATTCTGAGCTACTCCTGGAGCATGAGACTTTATCTGTAGTACATGTGCCGGATTATGTCGTTCGCTTACTATAATACCGCCATCCTTGACTCCGCACCATCTTTCCGGATGATTTGAAAACATAAAGTTCTGCATCATTGTAAATATTTGACGCACCTGCTCATCAGACGGACATACCAATATAACTTCCGATTGTGGATTGGTATATAGAAAATGAATCATCTTAAAAGCCAACTCCCAGGTTTTACCAGACCGACGAGCTACTCTTAAAATCTTACGCGTAGCAGGAGACCGTAAAAAATAGGCTTGATGAGGCAGGCATACTATATTAAACTCCCACTCTATCCATTTTACAATATCGTCATGAATTCGATCGTAAATATCCCACAACGGATGGTCGTCCGATACACCGTCTAACATAGCCTCGTCAAATACAGCCTCTTCTTCGGTCAACCAGGATATGGGAATATTGTCTCTCCAGTAATCCAAAGCTGCCAGCCCTGTAGCTGCTCTAAGCCTAAACTGCGGATCTAACCCAGACGGAAATACTTCTCTTGGAGTGTCCGGATCAGCACGCAACTTTGCACATGCTTCCTCAATCATTTGGTCAACTACATCAAGAGAATATGGTTCATATATGGGTTTAATAAGCATAGTATATTAGTTTATTTGCATTTCGCTGTCTTCATCTCTCTCGTAAATAACATTTAAAAAGCTATTTATTTGATAAAGCAGCTGTATATCTAAAATATCCGCATTGCGCATATTACTTACACAATCTATAATAATAGCACTATCCGCAATAGTTGAGATGTTATTTATTTCCTCCTCAGATAGTAGTTGTATATATCCTCCAATAATATCCGTATTAGATAGTCTGGTCGTCCTATATTTATTCTCCTCTATTAAATTCCATAAACCGTAAGCGTCCATCATAATAGCAATCGATAAAAAGTCTTCGATATTTAAATAGTCTCGTATACTTTCCATGGCGCACCTCCTCTACTCAAGACACTATTCCCATTGATGCATCATTGATGCCTGATCACTTGTTGGTATTCCGTCTCTTCGTAATCTCTTTCTCCGGTTATCCTTACTTTTCTCTATAGCATTACCAGCCAACATAAAGCCTCCCATTATTAAGGCTCCAGCCATTAGACCTCCAGCAATACCTCCTCCACCAGTACGAACACGTGGTACATTGCCTTCTCCAACTTTTGGAACTCCTTTTGGTGTACCTGTTTTTGTAACTCCAGCTGCTTTTGGCGGATCTGTTTTTATTGGTGGAGTAGGTGTTTTTTCGGATTTAGTTTGCTGAGGCGACGGCTTAGGTTTTAGTTTTTCCGGCGGCGGTTGTTTTTGAGATTCACTAACTACAGGCTCTTCTTTCACTGCTTCTACTGCTGCCGCCTTCTCTGTTTCCTGTGGAGTTGGTGGAGGTTCTTCTACTGGCGGCTTTCCTTCAGGAATAATATTACTTAATATTTCTTCTTCTGGAATAGAAGATAACGCACTTTCTGTATTATTTAAAAGGTCGTTCTCTAGTGCTTCTCCAAATCTACTAAGACGAGCAGTTTCATCAGATCTTTTAAATTCCCCAGTCTGTTTTCTATATGTTCCTAAACTCTTTTCGGAAACCTGTTGTAGTTCTCTCTCAATATCATCTAGTAGTTCATATCTACTTTTATCACCAATACCTTTCCCTTTTTCCCATATTTTAGTGCTACCCTGTTCTCCGGCTCCAGACTCTAACCACTCTCCGGTTTCTTTATCATATAGTTGCCAATTCTCCCATTTCTCGTTTATAGTTTTCTGCTTTGCAAAATATTCAGCTTCTTTCTCGGCTTGTGTTTTTACTGGCTTTGCCTCTGGCACATCTGGAGCATTTAATCCAACCGGCTGTCTCCCTGATTCTGTAGGTAGGCTTTTACCAGACTGGCTAAATTTTTCAGCCTCCATTCTTGTAACGTTGGTAGATAGTTCCTTAGTCTCACTGATTGGACTTTTTTTAGCTATTTCTTTCTGAACAGCATCAGGAACAATATCAGGCTGTTTATTACCTAAATCTATTC